TATCAGAACTTCAACAACGGCAACCAGAACAACAACGACCAGAACAACGAGTTCCGCGCCCGCGCCGTCCGCAGATCGAAACCCCTTGTCGTTCGTCGAACTGGTCGAGGCTTACCTCGACTGCCGGCGTACGAAGCGCAACACCGGAGCCGCCCTCGCCTTCGAACTGAACCTCGAGCGCAACCTGCGGCGCCTTTACGACGAGCTGCTCGACGGCACCTACACGCCGGGCTGTTCGAGATGCTTCGTCATCACCCGTCCGAAGTACCGCGAGGTCTGGGCGGCCGAGTTCCGCGATCGCATCGTGCACTGGCTGCTGTACAACCGGATCGGCCCGCGCTTCGAGCGCTCGTTCATCGTCGACTCGTGCGCGTGCATCGAAGGACGCGGCACGCTGTACGCCGTCCAACGCCTCGAAGCGAAGGTGCGATCTGTCACGCAGAACTGGTCGCAGCGCGCGCACTACCTGAAGCTCGACCTCGCGAATTTCTTCGTAAGTATCGACAAGCGCATCCTGCGCGAGCTGCTGCTCGCGAAGATCCGCGAGCCGTTCTGGCAATGGCTGACCGACGTCGTGCTGATGCACGATCCACGCACCGACTTCGTCTACCGCGGCGATCCGGCGATGATGGATCGCGTACCGCCGCACAAGCGCCTGATGGAGCAGCCCGCGCACCTCGGGTTGCCGATCGGCAACCTGTCGAGCCAGTTCTTCGCCAACGTCTATCTCGATGTGCTCGACCAGCGCGCGAAGCACGTACTCGGAGCGCGCCACTACATCCGGTACGTCGATGACTTTCTGTTCCTGCATGAGTCGACCGACTACCTGAACAGCGTGCTCATGGATCTGAACGGGTTCCTGCCGGCGCGCCTCGGTGTGCGCATCAACCCTAGCAAGACGATCCTGCAGCCGATCGACCGCGGCGTCGATTTCGTTGGCCAGGTGATCAAGCCGTGGCGTCGCGAGACGCGCAAACGCACGCGCAACGAAGCACTGCGACGCATCGTGGCCACGCCAGCCGCCGACCTTATGCCAGTCGCCAACTCCTATTTCGGGCTGCTGCGGCAGGCTACTGCCAGCCACCACGATCGCGCGATGCTCGCGAACGTCGTGCGTGACTGCGGCCACGCTGTTGATGCGGCGTTCACGAAGACCTATCGGGGGATGCCGCGATGACCTCAATCGCCGAACGGATTGCGCGGGCCAAGTGCCTTATCAATCGCCGACTTCGCGCGATTCATGGCTTCGTTGATCGCTTCCATGCCGATCAGTGGCGAGCGATAGTGCTCCGGCTTTGGGGTTCCTCCCGATTTCTCCGGGCGTTCCATCATCAGAGTGATCTTCGATCCGTCCGACCGATCATTTTGTGCCGTGACGGAAATTACGAAACCCCTGTACGTCTGACGATCTTCCATGCCAATCCTTCAATATTTCGCGGGATCGTAGTATGACCGAATCCCCCATCCTTTTCAGCGTCCCGATGGTCCGCGCGATCCTCGCCGGCCGGAAGACCCAGACGCGCCGGCCGGTCAAGCCGCAGCCGGTGTATGGCGACGTCATGGGGACGTTCGCCAGTTGGATGTTTCAAAAGCGCGGCGGCAAGACGGGCGACCACTGGCTCTACCCGAACGCACGCGAGCAGATCCTCGCGGAATGCCCGTACGGCGTTCCCGGGGGCAATCTCTGGATCAAAGAGACCTTCCTTGCCTACGGCCGCTGGGAAACGCGCTTCAACGAGAAGAAAGGCCGCGATGAGTGGCATTTCATCGACATGACGCTCGAATGCGATCGCGCGTACCAGTACGTGGCCGACGACGCCAACGTGCAGCTCGCGGAGAATCGCGGCGGCGTTCTGCCGGGCTGGTGGCGCCGGCCGTCGATCTTCATGCCGCGCGCGGCGTCGCGCATAACGCTCGAAGTGACCGACATGCGTATCGAACGGCTCGACGCGATCAGCGAGCGCGACGCGCGCGCAGAGGGTGTGACCATCGAAGAACGGCACATGGTCGGCTATTGCATCGGCGCTTACCTGCCACCGAGCATCCGCGCGTACCGCGAGCTGTGGGACAGCCTGAACGCCGAGCGCGGATTCGAATGGCAGACGGACCCATGGGTATGGGTCGTCGAATTCAAGCGCTCCTGACCGCCACTCACGAGGATCGAACCAACATGGAAAACGAACTGAAGCCGTGCCCGCTCTGCGGCGCCAATGACGTGAAGGCAATCGCCGAGCAAGTCGATGCCGTCTCGTGGCACGGCGAGGTCGAATGTGTGGATTGCGAGATGCGTGTATCGATCGACGTATGCGAGCCAACACCTGAACGCGCCATCGACGACGCCATCGAAATCTGGAACCGCCGCGCCGCTCTACCTTTCGATGCAGCGCTAGCGCCGGAAGGCTGGAAGCTCGCGCCGGTTGAGCCAACTATGAGCATGGTTGTGGATGGCTTCGAATCTGATTTCCGCTTCCGCGAAAGCCCGGAATTCGCCGCAATGGCCGGATGTAAGGGCGCGGCCGAAGCAGCAAAGGTCTGCTACCGCGCGATGCTCGCCGCCGCTCCCGTCGCCCCTGCTGCGGCAGCGCCGTTTCAGCAGCGCGTGCAACCTTGGCTGATGGAGTGCTTCGGGCCGATGATTGCCGGCGACCGCGAAGAACGTAATCACCGATTCCTCGAAGAAGCGCTCGAACTCGTGCAGGCGTGCGGCTGCACCGCCCACGAAGCGCACCAGTTGGTCGACTACACGTTCGGCCGCCCGGTCGGCGAGCCGGCGCAGGAAGTCGGCGGCGTCATGGTCACGCTGGCCGCGCTGTGCCTCGCGAACGGGCTCGACCTGCACGCTGCCGGCGAGACCGAACTGGCTCGCATCAGCGTGCCGGAAACGGTCGCGAAGATCCGCGCGAAGCAAGCCGCGAAGCCGAAGCACTCGCCGCTTCCCGCCTCTCCAGCGCCTCTGGCAGCGGCAGGGCTGATGGATGAGCAGCGCGAGGCATTGACGTGGGCTGCGGAGCGCGCGAGCCGGGACTGCCTACTCGATTATCGAAAGGCGCTGAATGCCGTTCTCGCCGCAGCGCCCAAGGCAGCGGAGCAAGCGCCTGTAGCAGATGCAGCGCGGGCCGAGCCGGTGGGCTATTTGCCCGCCTACGAGTTGGATCGCTTGAAATCCGGGCACAACGCAAACCTTCGAAGCGCAAAATTCGGCCGAAGTGCTCTTGATGGTGATGTTGCAGTCTTCCTTGCTCCCGCACCCGCACAGCAAGCAGTAACGCTGACTGACGGTGCGCGCGACGTGCTCGCGGAGCGCCGCCGGCAGGTCGAGCAGGAAGGCTGGACGCCCGAGCACGACGACTCGCATAACAACGGCGAATTGGCTAGGGCGGCGTCGTGTTACGCACACGCAGCCGGAAGCTGGATGGATCAACGCCGGATGCCGGCCGCGTGGCCGTGGGAGTCCCATTGGTGGAAGCCGACCACAAGCCGCTGCAACCTTGTGAAAGCCGGCGCGCTGATCCTCGCAGACATCGAGCGGCTCGACCGCGCCGCCCTGCAATCCCATTCCGGCGGGGACTAGCATGCAGATTGACCTCTTCGCCGAGCCAGCGCCACCGCCGAGCGCCGCCGAGCGCCACCGCGCCGCGATTGCAGCGCAGCCGGCGATCCTTCAGCCCTGCTGTGTGGCCGCCGAGCCAAAGCCAGAGACGCAATCGGACATCGACGCATGGACGCGCCGCACGCAGCGCAATTACCTGCTTTACCTCGTCGGCGCGATCCAGCGACTAACCTATCGCGAGTCGAGCATCGCGAACGTTCGCCACGTGCTTGCGAAGCTGAACGGACTCGGAGGCGAATGGTGAGCGCTGCGCCGCTGATCTCCTCCCAGCGGTTTCTCGACCGGGCGCGCGTCGCTGACAAGGCACGCCGTTTCCGCGTATTCATCGTGCGCACAGCCGAGCTCGAGCTGCGCGGCCGACGCTACCGCGTGCTGGTCGACGGACACCATAACCTCGCGGCGGCGCGCGCGGCCGCCATCGAGCCGACATGGCGCGGACCGCCCGCGAAGTGGCTGCGCATCCAGCGCGAGACGCCGCCAGCCGACTTCGAGCGCTTCCTGATCAACAACCTGACCGATTCGGACTGGTATTTCGTCGACACCGGCGAAGTCGTCACCGAGTTACTCTCTTTTCAACCGTGAGCTATCGAGCATGCCTGCACAGTTGATTCCCGTTCGCACCTGGGCCGAGACTGTCTTCGGCGACCACAGGCCTCATCCGAACACGCTCCTGAACTGGATCAAGAACGGCCGGATCCTGCCGATTCCAGTGAAGGTCGGCCACCAGTACTTCTGCTCGCCCGCCGCGCGCTACGTCGACCCGCGGGCCGAGCGTCTGCAGAGGATGATCGATGGCCGCTAGGCGCCGGCTGGCGAAACGCCGAAACTGGCCCGAGAACCTATACATCAACGGCGCTGGCTACTACTGGTACAAGCACCCCGAGACCGGCAAGAGTTTCGGGCTAGGCCGTGACTTCCTGGAAGCATCGCAGCAGGCCCGGACGGCCAACGCAGAGATTGCGCGACGCAAAGGTGCCGTCGACCTGCTCTCGCGGATCAACCGAGGATCAGTGACCGTGACGAGCTGGGTCGACACCTTCGAAGAAGAGTACAAAAAGGATCCGGCCCGCAAACCCAACACCATCAAAACCGTCGGATACCAGCTCAACGCGATCCGGTCAGCGCCGTTCTCCGCACGGCTTCTGTCCGACGTCACCGCCAACGATATTGCAACGTGGCTCGATGACATGGCCGAGAGACATCCGACGATGGCGTCGCTCGTGCGCGCCCGCACCCTGGCCGTGTTCAAGGCGGCCGAGGCGAAGGGGCACATCGAACTCGGGAAGAACCCCGCAGCGCCGACGAGCAAGCCGAAGGTGATCGTCGCCCGGGCCCGGCTGTCACTCGACGAATTCCAGCGGATCCTCGAAAAGGTCCGGGCGGCGGACGGCATGCGCTGGATGGAGAACGCCATGCTGCTCGCGCTGGTGAGTGGGCAGCGCCGCGAGGATCTCGTGCAGATGCGCTTTGCGCAGGTGCATGACGGCTATCTGTGGGTGCAACAGGGCAAGGGGCGCAGCGGCCACGAGACGAAGCTGATGATCCCGACGAACGTGCTGCTGCCAGCGGTGGGCCTCACGATCGACGACGTCATCAAGCAGTGCCGCGACTCGATCGTGTCGAAGCATGTGATCCATCACACACGGCACATCGCC